CGGCCGGCCTTACTGAACATTTTGTCGAACAGGCCGCCGATCAACTGCCCACCGATCGCGCCCAGTGGGCCCAGCATGCCGCCGAGCACGCCGCCGAGTTTGCTCGTCAGTGTTGCGGCGAGGGTTTCGCCCAGGCCCTTCCCGACGCCGCCGCCGAGGAATCCGCCGATCGTTTTCCCGAGGTTGCCGCCGCCTTGCAGGGCCCCCATAATGCTGGACGTGAGGGCCGCGCCGAACTGTTTCGGATCCCCGAACGCCTTTTGCCAGAATGTCGGCGGCAGTTCGGGCACCTCCGGCATGGGCAATTTCAAGCCTGGCAGTTCGCTGAGCCCGTTGACCGTCTGCGTCGCGCGCAGCATGTCGAACCAGGCCTCCGTGTTCGCGTCCAACTGCCGCATCTGAATTGCGAGTTGCTCGTTCGCCTTGTCGGTTGTGTACTCGTTCAGGGCCTGCTGATTCTGATGCATCCACCGCTGCAGGGACGCCCGCGCGTCGGCCTCGTGCTCGAGGCGCCGTTTCATGTCGGCCGCTTCTTTTTCAGACTCCTTCATAGCCTTCGCGCCCTCGCGCGTCATGGCCACTAGGAGTCGTTGTTTCTCGACCGAGACGCCGGTCTTGGCGGCGATTTGTTCCTCGTTCCTGCCCAAGGCCTTCATCGCCTCGATCTCGTTCAGGGTCGCCTGTGGCAGTTTCTCGATTTCCGCGCGTAGTTGCTTCACGATCGCGGCATACGAGCGCGACGCCGCGGCGGTCGGGTTGAACCCATCGATGCGCAGTGACTCGGTCGCCTCCTTGAACTTGCCGGCCTCCGTCGCGCCCTGGCGCCAGGCGTCAGCCATATCGAGCGTGATCGCGCCGGTGAGTTTCGTTCCGGCCTTCCCCGCCTCGAACGCGTCGATCACTTTTTGCGCGTCAGAGATTTCGCGCACCCCGCGACCGATGATGCCGGCGGCGCGCTCGAGGGCCTCGGCCTTGTCCTCGAGGTCGCTCACCTTGAAATGCGTGAACGCGAACGCCGCGGCGCCGATGGCGGCGACCAGGCCGACCGGCGACAGCAGCACGCCGGCGAGGGCCGAGGCCGCCCCCGCGAGGCCCGTCATGCCGAGCAGCGGCGACAACGTCGCGGCCGCCTGCGCCATGCCGCCGAGGCCCGCGATCATCGGGCCGTGTTTCGCAATCTGTTCCGCTAGACGATCGGTGTAGTTCTGCACCTGCACCGCGCCGGCTTTCACGTCGTCGGCGAAATCGTTCTCGATCTCGCCCGACTCCGCCAGGATCCGCTGAGACTCGAGCAGCACCGCCTGCCGCAGGGCCTCTTGTTTTTCCGCCTCCGACAGTTCCGAGGTCTGCTTGTCGATCGCGGTCGCGTATTGCTCGACGGCCTTTTCGATGTTCGCGAAATTCAGCGGCAATTGTTTGAGGGTGCGCTCGCGGCCGTTCGCGATCCCCTCGATCATCGAATCGAATGACTTTTTGGCGTCGCCGCCGACCCGGTCAGCCATGACGCGCGCGGCCTTCCCGAGGGTGCCCATATCGTCGGCGGTGAACTTGACGCCTTTGCTGAGGCCTTCATTCGCTGACCGCATCAGGTCGAAATCACTGAGCGTGCCGCCGAACGCCGACCGCAGCTGTCCGAGCATCGCCGCGGAGGTCTGCCCGATCGACGTGTTCAGTCCGTCGAATGCCCCTTTGACGTCGAGCACGTCGGCGCCGCGCTCCCCTAGCGCGAGCAGCTGGTTCGGAATGTTGATCAGTTCACGGCCGACCGTTTTGAACGCGTCAGTCAGGAGGTTCCCGACCGCGACGCCGCCACTGATCGTTTTGAACCACTTTTCCCAGTTCGTCGCCGACTGGGCGGTCGTCTTCTGCGACTCGTCGCCGACCGCGCGCACCGCCGCCTGCACCTGCTTGAATGCGGCGTCAGTGAGGTTCTTCGCCCTGATGACGATCTCGACCTGTTTGTCGTCAGCCATGCGGTCACGCGCCCGCGGGCGCCGCCTCCTGGTCCTGCTGCCGCGGCGGCCGAGGGCGCGCCGCCTGATCCATCGCTCGTTTCCAGTCGTCGACCTCGATCCGGTTCATCACGTCGCGCACCCACTCGAGCGCCGACAGGTCGCGCGCGTCCTGGTGCTCGAGGGCTGTGCCCCGCGGCCAGGCGGTACGCTCCCACGTCGGCGGCTGCATCGAGACATACCGGCGCGTGTAGCAGTGCCGGAACAGCGCGAGCACCCGGTCGACCTCCGGCGTCAGGAATCGCACGGGACAGGTTCGGAGCACGATCGGTCCGTCGTACCAGACCACGCGCCGCTGTTCGGTGCCGTCACACCCTCGCGTGCCGCAGAGGCCTCGTTTTCGGCAGGCGCCGCAGTCGTCACGGGTGTCGGCCCAGCTGCCGCCGGACTTTGCGCCGTGCTCGAGCCAGTGCCGGAACCGCGCGCCGATCGCCAAGTTTTTTTTTGCGCCTCAGTCAGGCCGTTCAATAGATAGAGTTCCGCTAGGACGTCAGCCGCCTCGGCCTGATATAGCCGCGCGAACTCGCGCCCGTCGGTGATCGTGTGCTGACCGCCGTCGTCGTCGACGTACTCGAGGTCGCCCTCGACGACACTGACGAACCTGGCGAACACGCCCTCGCACCATGCCGCGTTGCGCCGCAGGTAGGTGATTCGATCCTCGAGGGGTGCATCGTCGGCCGGCGCTCCGCGCCCCTGGCCATTGGCGAGAAAATGCGCTCTGAACTCCTCGAACTCGGCCGGCGGCATGCGGACCAGGCGCAGGCGAATGTCGCCGCCTTCGGTGGCGACCGTGTAAGTGTGGTAGCTGGTAACTCGAACCGGCATTTCGGGACACCTCGCAAAACGGATCCGGCCGCCCGACGTCAGTGCCTGGCGTGCCGCCGATCGTGCTTCCGTTTCAGTCGAGGCCCCCGCGCTGAGGGTCCGCGCGCCGTGGCCGCCTGGTGCAACGTGGCGCGCGTGTGCCGGGTGCCGAAATGTGGGGTCTGCCGGTGTTCTACGCGACGGCGAGACGAAGCTCGTCGTTGCCGGTGATCGTGCCCTTCGCCGTGCCCTTGAAATTCAACTCGAGCGTTTCCTCGCCGTCGGGGTGGTCCGGAATATCGAAATCCGCGACCGGGCAGTAGGCCGCCACGATCGACCCTTCCGTCTGACCGCACTGCACCATCAGCACGTTATCCGTCGCGTTCTCCGCGGCCGTCAGGAGGGTCGTGTTGTCGGTCAGCATCGCCGTGAGGTCGAGCGTCACTGACCGCTGATTGCGCCGGAAATAGCCCTGCGCCGACGAGGTGCCGAACTGGTAGTTGTCCAGGTCCATGTTGTTTTCGATCGTGATCCCCAATTTCAGGAAATCGACCGCGCTGGATCCGATCCGCATGCTCCCGACCAGGCCCGACGGCGGCGTCGTGCCGACGGTCGTGAACGAGCCCGGCTGTGACTGCGCCGTCGACAACCGCGTTTTCATCGGGCCCGACGCTTCGTACCGCACTTCTTCGTTCGCGTCGAACATGATCTTGAGCGTATCGACGACCGCGCCCGAGCCCTCTTTGCTGAGGCTCTGCATGTAGTGCGCGATGCTCAGCGCGTTCGGCAGGTTCGTTGCCAGGCTGTAGTTGACGCACGACTTGACGGTGTCGCTGACCGCGGGCGCCTGCGGCAGCGCCGGGGCCCAGGTGACGACCGCACCCGCCACCGACGTCAGCCACCGCACGACCCGCCCGGTCGCTGGCGAGCCAGTGGTGACGTTGATCAGCACGGCCTGCCCCACGGTCAGCCCAGAGCCTGATGCGAGCGTGGCGCCAGTCGTGGAGGCCCCAGAGGCGACCGTCGTGTTCAGGGGCGAAATGTTTGTTTTCGTCCCGAACCCACACTCGAGAATGTCGTCGTGATCCGGCACCGTCGCGATCGTGCCCGACGGGTAGAAAATCCCGGCGAGGGTGAAACTCGCGGTCGTGCGCCGCACCCACTTATTGACTAGCGACGGGTGCAGATACCGTTCCTTGCTAGGGGTGCGGTTCAGGGACATCTGCAGCGCGACGTTTTCGTGCCGCAGGGCGTCGGTCGCGGCGAACGTCGGCGCCGTGCCGTAGGTCGACTGCTTCGCGGTGAACACCCGCCCGAGGCGTCCAATTTCATAGGTCGGCATGTGGCCTCACTCCTGATCGCGCCCAACCGGGCGCCGTTCGCGTTTCTCGACCGCCTCGAGCACAAACGCCGCGACGTGTGACCCGAGGGCCGCGCGCCAGGTCACCCCAGGCGCCGCCTCCGCGTCGAGGTCGATCCGATCGCCGGCGCGGAACACCCGACCGCCGCCGTGCGTCAGCTGCACCCCGATCCATCCCCCCGGCGGCAGCGTGCAGACGGAGATCACGGCGCCGGTTCCCCGAATACCCGATTGATCACCATGACCGTTTGCACCACCGCCCACACCTCAGACCCGTCGACCGCGCGCTCGAACGTGCGGCGCGTGATCTTCGTGTCGCGCACCAGGTTGCCGAGGGTCACGTCTTTGCCGATCGCGCGCTCGACGTCCGAACACCCTCGCAGGAACACCTGCAGCACGTCGTGGTCACGTTCAGGGTTCGACTCGCTGATCCAGTGCACCGCGACCGGGATCCGCACCTTGACGGCCATCGCGCCGGCGTACTCCCACTCCTCCGGCTGAATCTCGAGCACGACAAACGGCCGCGGGCCATCTGGCGCCGCGAGCTCGGGCACGTCGTGGTTGGGGTCCAGCTTCACGGCTGTGCCGCGCACGTCGTAGAAGTACCCAGCCGCGACGCTGATCCCTTGCAGCGCCTGCTGCAGGCCGACCAGCGCGCGGTAATCAAGTGGTTCCGGCATCACCCGCCCCGCCTGGCGCGCCGGCGCCCTGGCTGGCGTAATACTTCAGTTCCCGCGCGAAATTCCGGTCGAAAAACTCGTACGCGATACCGATCGCCTCGTTGCGATACTTCGCGAACACCCGCCCCAGTGACGGCCCGTGCGCCTCACCGATCGGGAGGCGCGGCACCCTGGCCTCGTTCTGGCCCCTCCGGTAGAACACCCCGCGGTGTCCGGTGCTCATACGCGCAATGAACGCGTGCTCGAGGCGCCCACGCCCGCCGCCGAGTCGATACGTCACCCCGCGGCCGCGACCCCTCGAGGGTTCCGGCCCGCGGGCGTTGAACTTGATCAAGGGAATTCGTTTCAGGCTCGTCGCGAGGCGCGCGACCGGCCGGTCGAAAGTCGCCAGCTTGACCGGCAGCGCGTCGCGCACGTCCTTCGACTTGAGGCCGGTGTCCTTTGAAATGCGGGCGACCATCACAGTACGCGCCGAGTTGATCCCACGGTTCAGCGCGCGCACCATCGCCTTACGGGTCCGCTCTGGCATCTCGCCGAGGTTGGACTCGATCGCCGTGCTGTTGGTCAGGGTGATATTCAGCATGGTCCGCGTTACACCCTCACGACGAGCGCGCGCCAGTGATCGGCCTCGGCCACCTGGTCGATCCCGTCGACCCGCCAGGACACGATCGCGTCGCTGCCGAACTCCGGCGCCTCGACGACCGTGCCACGCGGCAGCGTCGGCACGGCGGCCCGTGGCAGCACCAGCACCCGCCGCGGGTCATGCCGCCGCAGATCGGTGCCGAACGGTTGCGAGTCGTCAGCCGGCCGCAACCAGAGGCCGCGTGTACTGATCGGGGTGTTGTCTGGTAGTGGCCGGGTGACGGTGGCCGCCACGCCGTGCGCGCTGAGGTTTAGATTTAGCGCGAGCGTGCGCAGCGGCCCGAGATCCATAGGAGGTCGCGGATCGCCCCTTACGTGGCGACCGGCAGCGCCTGCATGATCTTCATCTTGACCGTGGCGCTGGGATTCGCGGCCGCTTCCGTCGCGACGCCGACCTGCTGCTGCGCGGTCGCGGTTTTGTTGACGACCTTGTTGGTCGGATCCCAGTACAGCCGGTCACCGACCGAAATCGCGAGCGCCGACGTTTTGCCGATCGTGACGACGCCCTCGACCTGAAATTCTGACGCGACGCCGTTGGTCGCGGCCCTGACGGCCACGCCGAACAGCGCGGCACCGAACAGAAATCCGATGCCAACAGCGACGTCGGCACTCGGCGCCAGCGTGAGGGTTTCGCCCTTTTGCACAAAGGTTTTCATGTGATCTCGCTCCTGTGCTGACTCCGTGCCCGATTACGCGCCGGGGTTCTTCCAGAGGCCGCGGAAATCCACGACCTTCGCCGCGATGTCGTGCGAGATCTTGATCTCGACGCCGTCCACGTCGAACCCGATCCGGCTGTCGACGCGCGGGCCGCTCTCGCCCTCGAGCGTCGCCAGCACGATGATGTCGATCTGGTCCGGCGACGCCGCCAGATACCAGGCCGTAGCGCTGTTCGCGTCGAGCCGTGGCTCCGCCACGACGACGAGCTTGCCGGCGAAGGGGTTGACGTTGCTGGACTGGCTCGCCAGCAGGTTCTCGCTGACGAACTGATCCGCGATCGTTTCCTTCGCGGCCGGCACGATCAGCGTCTTCGGATCGATGTTCATCAGGCTCACGCCGTCGATCCCGGTCTGCTTGCGCATCGCGGTGCGGCCGGCCCCAATCGAGGCGACGGCGATGGCGTCGGACGTGCCGGAGAGGTTCGCGTGCGTCGAGTGGAACAGCGTCACGCTGTCGCCCATCGCCGCGTTGTTCGTGATCTCCGCCCAGACCAGATCGCTCTCTTTGTTGCGCGCCTGGCGGCCGAAGGCCATCGGCACCCGCGAGAACGCATCGGTGTCGTCGTTGACGAGCGCCTGCCGCGTGATCGAGAACTTGCGGCCGTAGGTCTTGAGCTGCACCTCTTCCTTGCTCTCGCCCATCGTCCCTTCGACGTATTCGCCGTGCTCCCCGACCTCGAGCAGGGCCGGCGCCTCCCCGAGCTGCAGCAGCCGCGCCTTCTTGAAGTCGGCCAGGGTCATCGTGCGTGTGATGGGCCCGAACGTCTGCGTCGCCTCGAGATACGCCTGGCGCAACACCTTGTTCGGGAGATCCGCCAGAAGATTGGCGAAGTCCCCGGTTGTGTGCATACCGCCGGCGCGAAGCCCGAGCGCTACGCCGGCGATCTCCATTTTCGACATACCCGACACCCGAACGCCTCTGGCGGTCAGGTAGGCACGCGCGACGTCGAGGATGGTCATGCCGCGGTACTGACGGCCTTCCTCGGAGAGTTGGAAGCCGTGGGCGGGCGTGGTCTTGGTCTCCGCCACGTGCGGGTGCATCCGGTGCAGGAGCGCGTTCTCGACACCGGCGCGGACGTGCACGAGCGGATCGACGCCGAAGTCAACGTCGCGCGCGCCTGACGGCTGCGACGACGGGCCGCGGTCCTGATTGCCACGGCGCTGGAGCTCGAGGAGCGCTGCGCCTCTGGCGTCGCTGAGCGACACCTTGTCCTTGATCTGCTTCTCGACCCAGGACTGCGGCAACTTCGCCCCGAGTGCCGCCTGCATGATCCCCTGCACGCGCTCCGTCTCGGCGCGAACCGCCAGCTCGATCTCGGTAGGCTCGGCCGCCTCTTCGGTCCTGGTGGTGGCCGGCAGCGCGAGCGGATTCTCCTCGACCACAGTGTCCGACCGCGTCTCTTCAGCCATCGTCGACTCCTTCACAGTGCCGCGCGTCACAATCACGCAGGCGTTGGTATTGGACTTGTCGCCATTCCGAACTTGAGCGCCGGCATCCGCCGGCATGGGCACCAGGCTGACTTCGAACGGCTCCCAGTCCACGGCCGTCCGAACGGGCAACTTGTTGCCCTTGCCTTCCTCTTCTTCGAATTTGTAGGTGCGATAGCCGACCGAGACGTTCTTGATAATGCCGTCGCGGACGTCGTTCCAGATCGGATCGACCGAGTCGCGCTTGGAAAACCGCACGGTCGCCCTGGCTTCCTTTCCGCTCACGTTCACGGTGCCAGGTTCGACGACGCCGATCTGGTCGTTGATCGAATAGGAGCTGTGGGCGTCGAGCAACGGAGCCCCGGCGTTCATCCGGTCGATGCGAATGTGCTCAGGTTTTAGCGAGAGCTTCTCGATGTAGCGCTTGCCGGTCCACCAGTCCATTCGCTCGACGGCTGCGCCGGTGCTGAAGACCAGCTCCACTGTTCTTTGCTCGTCGTTGACTGAGCCGACAGCGGCGCGAATGGCGAGCGGCAGCATGTCGACGGTCGTCGGACTCGATGCTGGTGCAGACTTCGCGCGCGCCTTCTCTCGCATGGAGGCAGCATGCGGGCGTAGGAGCCCAACTGTGAAGAGGGTGTCCTACCGTTTGGTGGTAGTTAGTGAGGGTTAGTGACGGTTAGTCACTCGATAGGCCGCCCGTATCGGCGCGCGTCCGTGATCCGGATCCGGAACTGGCCTCCAGGCATCCGGCTCGCCGGCAGCGCCCCCTTTCTGATGTCACGGTAGATCGTGTTGATGTGGACGCCCCAATGCCGCGCCAGGCGTGACGGCGACACGAAGGCGCTGTCGTCGCGCTCGCGACGGATCAGTGGATCCGGCTGGATCGGGGCGTCCATGTCAGGTCACTCCTCGAGGGCGCGGAGCGCCGCCATCCACCCGCGCTGAAAGCACTCCTTGCAAGCCGGCGCATCCTTCGGGCGCGGATCCAGACCGACGGCGTTCTGGCCGGCCTTGATGCGCTGGCGCAACTGTCGCAGCTGCTCCTCAGGGTCCACCTTCGCCACAGCTTTCTTGCCGCCGTTCGTGTCACGCGTCTGCAGCTTGAGATCTCGCTCGGCGTTCTCGACGCCTTCGGTCGTCACGGCCATTACGCCTCCTCCTCCGTCTGTGCTGGCGCGGGTGCAGGCGCGGCCGGTTCCTTCTCGCGCGGCTGGCCCTGCTGCGTCGTCATGCGCGGATCGGAATCCAGGATGATCCCGAGCGCGTCGAACTTTTTGTTATCCGCCGCCATCTCCACGAGTAGTTCGTCAGGGTCGAATCCGCGCTCGCGGACGGACTCCGACCAGGTCTGCGCACCGCCGCGAATGTTCCGCTGGAACGCGAGCCCTTCTTTCTCAGGGTCGATGTACGGCACCGGCGGCGGCGTCCACGTGGCGACCGGCGGCTCGCCCTTGACACGGCCCATAATGACCGCCGCCTGCATCGCCCACGACCATACTGGCTGACAGAACTGCGGGATCAGCGTGCGCCACCGCCAGTCGTCGACTCGTCCCTGGTGCGCGATGCGCGACATCCGAGCGGCCGAGAACGGCAGATCGGTGTAGTCCCCGGTCAGATCCTCATAGGTCACGCCGATCCCAGCGGCGATCGTCCGCAGGGTGACCTCGGCATAGTCCCGATACCCTTCCACCCTGGGCGGTTCCACGACTTCCACGGAACGACCGGGCGCGATCGGGATGACCATCCCAGGACTGAGGCTGTCAATCTGCGGCTCGGTGGAGTCGTCGACCGTCCCGAGCGGCACGTTCGTCCCGTCGACGTCCGTTGTGAGCACCGCGAGGCACGCCGCGATCTTTTGCTTCATCAGCTGCGCGTCGTCGTACTCGTCGTAATCCTTCAGTTTCAGAATGACCGGGGCAAACCAGCTTGCCGCGCGCACCTGGCCGAGGCGCTCCTGGTGGAAGAGGTGCAGAATGTTGTCGGCCGGCACCCGGACGGAGTTCGCGCCGAGCATGCCGGTCGCGAACATCGACAGCGACGAGCCGGGGTGATCACGGAACAGCCAGTACGCCACGCGCCGACCGATCGCGTCGAACTCAATACCGTGGATGATGCGGCCGCCGTTCGGCAACGTGACGCCCGTGCGAGAGGTGTCGATGTAATCCGGCTCGAGGAGTTGCAGTTGAATCGGCAGCGGGAGCCCGTCATCGACGAGTCGGAATCGGCGACGGACCAGCACCTCTCCAGATTCAACGATGCCGCGCATCGCGAGTTTTTGGAGGCCATAGAAATCGTGACGGCCGTCCGCGTCGCACGCGGTCGTGCCGGCCCATTCCTTCCAACTGTCAGCGGCGCCCTGATTCTTCTTCGCCGGCTTCGCGAGAATTCCCCACCCGACCACCTGGTTCGCGATCGTGCCGAGCGCGCGGGTCGCGTGCGCGTTATTCCTGACCAGATCTCGCGCATGGTCGCGCAGGCTGGCGAGGCTTGCCCCGGCTGCCGCATTCGCATCGCCTGACGTCCGACGCCAGCCCTGCGTGCGCCGCCCCGTCGACGCCGCCTCATAGTGGCGCTGGAGCAGTTCGGTTGCGACACGGGCCCGAATGCGCCGCAGGCCACGCTGCGGTGAGAAATACCCCACCGCACGATCGATCCAGGTTGAAGGAGTCATACGCCTTTACTCGTGGCCGCGAGCCTCGTCCGCGAGCCCGTGGTTGAGGCCGCGACCGTGACATCGGCCTGCATCGCCGTGAGCAGCTTAAGCATCTCGTCGACCGAATGGAACGTGATCGTCTGGTCGGTGAAGGTAAGTGTCTTTGCTCCGCGCCCGTCGGCGATTGCTTGCTTCAGGTTGTCGACGTCCTGCTGGGTGAAAGGCATTAAGCACACCTCGAGGCCGGCATGTTCGGCCACCAGCGGTTCTTGTTAGCACGCCCGCGAGCTCGGTCACGTTCTAGATTCCGGTCGCGCCATGCCATGAATCTTTTCCGGATTGCGCTCACGATACCGACGTCCCTGCACCTTTACTTTTTCCGGGTTAGCAGCGCGCCACGCCTTAAGACTCTTCGCGCACTTCGCCCTGTTCCGTGCGATATATCGACGCTTGTTCGCGCGGATCCGCTGCTGACGCTCATCCTCGCTGTGTGCCTTCGGCGCCAACGGCATTACCGGCCTCCCCTCAACCACCCGCCTGGCCGCTGTTGAATCCATCCGGGCTTGAGCTTCTTCGGTGCCGCCGACGCGGCAGCCGTAGGTGTCGTCCCTGGGCGCTCGACCGGCGGCGCTTCCTCGCGCCGAGCGATGCCTCTCCGATCCTCAAGCTTGCGCCAGTCCGACTCATGGAACCGATCGAGGCCCGCGAGCGCAGCCGCGCAGCGGCCGTAGATCCTCGCGTCGAGCACGTGGTTCTGGCGCCCTGGGATCTGCTCCCACTGCATGCGGATGTAGCCGCGACGCGACTTGTGCGACACGAGCTGCTCGGCCGTCAGCTGCTTGAAGTACTCCTCCCCGTATTCAGGGAAGTGACAGAACCCGTCCGGCTCTGACCCGTCCTCTCGGCGTTCGAGCCGCAGCCATCCAAAGAGCTCGTTTTTCCCGATCGCGCCGCAGACTGGCCACAACCGACCGCCGTTCTTCAGCTTCTTGCCGCGGACCGTGACCTCGACGGCCGTCGGCGACATCACCAGCGCGCTGCCGTGGTCCTGGCCCTTGATCGCGACGACTCGGCTCAGTGGATACTTCCGCGTCCAGCTGACCACGGTATTCTGGTTGTAACCGGCATCGACCGCCATCATCAGGATCGACAGCTCGAGTCCGCTCTCATGGGCGTAGCGGCGATTCAGCAGCGCATCAACTTGCGGCCACGGGCCCTCGTCGATGTCGGCGGTGTCCCCAGGGATCTCGCCGTAATCGATCGACCAGGAGCGCTTCCCGCGGCCCCACCCGATGACCTCATAGACGAGGCGATCCTTCTGCACGTCCACCCCGGCCGTGAGCACCAGCGCGCCCATTGGCACGGTCCCGATACGGTAGTTCTCCCGCCGACGCTGCA